TCCCGCCGATGCTCACCCGCTCTATGCAGAGAAAAACAAGTGGTTTAGAGCCGGAAACCCGGCGCGGGTAGCCCTGGAGAAGATCCGCAACTATTCGGAGGGTGAGGAAAAGTGAAAGGCCGACAGAACATCCTAGAGCCAATTAGCGCCGAAGAGGCCGTGCAACAAGAGCGCCGGGAGATAATCCAAGAGATCCGGCGACACGCCCAGGATAGAGGTATCGCAAACTCAAAAGAGCAACGGGCGTATCTGGACGGGTTGGCATTCGCTGTGCGGCTAATCAATCTTCGCGGAACAGAAGAGCCAACACGGCTTTGGGCACGGTAGGTCATGAGCCGAAAGCTGAGAGTAACCATAAGCGATGCCTACGCAAACGCACTCGAGCAGCTCGCGATGGAGGAAGGCCAATTCACCGGAGAGAGGGCAAACGTAAGCGCTTTGGTGAGAACAGCAATTCGAAAATACCTCCACCGCCGCGGGTACTCAAAAGAGGACATCGACAAGCCGGATCGAAAAAAGGTATGATGATTAGTAGGGGTGAAAATGCAGGAAAATAGCAGGGCAAAGACTATCCGCATCGAATGTGAGAGTGGGTCGACAATCGACTATCGCAACCTCACGGAGCTGCAAGGAAACCTGAAGACAAGAAACGAGCGGGACATAGAACGAATGGCGCGGTCTATTCTCGACTACGGCTTTTCGTTCCCGTTCTTCGTGTGGCAGAGCGGCAAAAGAAATTACGTCATGGATGGCCACGGCCGCCTGAGCGCTCTCCAGGCATTAGAAGAGCAGGGCTACGAGATCCCGCCATTGCCAGTGGCATGGATCCAAGCCAAGAGCAAGAAGCAAGCAAAACAAAAGCTACTCCGAATGAACACGGTCTACGGCGAGATCACCCTCGAAGGACTGCAAGAGTTCGTCGCCGATATCAACGTGGACTGGGACGAAGTGATTCTGCCGTCTGGTACTCTAGAGTTCGAAGACGACGACGGCCTAGATCCCGAAGAGCAGTACAGCCGTAAGATTGAGCCGCCGATCTATGAGCCAACGTCAGCCGAGCCGCCCAAGCTGAAAGCAATGCTCGACACAGAGAGGCGAGACCAGCTACTGCAAGACATCGATGTCGCTCGGCGAAATGATATGATCAGTGTCAACGAAGAAACGCTGCTCAGAGAAGCGGCCAACCGGCACACGGTATTTAATTACGCCCAGATAGCCGAATACTACTCTCACGCCAGTCCGCCAATGCAGCGGCTGATGGAGCAGTCGGCTCTGGTGATCATCGACTTCAAAAAGGCTATTGAGCTGGGGTTCGTCAGACTGACCAAGCAAATGGCAGAGCAGTACGCCATACAGCAAGAAATCGAAGATGGCACCTAAAGATTTCGGCGTGTTCATAATCACGAATCGCAGACCTCGTCGTCAGCTGACGTTGAAGGTGCTCCTGAACAACAACTACACGGGTCCGGTCTATCTTCTCGTGGATGATCAGGATCCGACGCTCAGCGAGTATCAAGAGCTATATGGGGATATGGTCTACGTATTCGACAAAGAGAAGGCCGCGTCGATAACAGATATCGGGATTAATACCAACGACAGACGCAGCACCGCCTTCGCTCGCAACGCTTCCTTCGGGATCGCGAGAGAGCTGGGATATAAACGTTTCCTGCAACTCGATGATGATTACACGTTCTTCGCCTATTCTTTCGACAACAGACTGCAATACAAGTATACACCGGTCCGCAATCTCGACGAGGTATTTGGCATCATGCTTGAGTTTCTCGACTCCACGCCAGTTACCTCTATCGCCTTCGCTCAGTCGGAAGACTTCATCGGTGGCGCTCAATCGGGAATGAGCAAACAAATTTGGGCGAAGCGAAAAGCCATGAATTCGTTTTTTTGTCACATCGACAGGCCTTTTTCGATCTTGGGTTTACAGAACGAAGATGTGAACGCCTACGCTCTCCACGGATCCAGAGGTGTCGTGTTTCTACAGATAAACCACGTCCGTCTGAATCAGTCGCCTACGCAGAGTACCGAAGGGGGGATGACAGAGATCTATCTCGAAATGGGCACGTACGTAAAATCGTTTTATACGGTCATGCACTGTCCATCATTCACAAGAGTGAAACCAATGGGGCTGTCTCATCCGCGGCTGCATCATCAAATTTCATGGCGGCACGCTGTACCAAAGATCATCCGAGAAGAGCATCGGAAGGATGATTTGAAAGCGCTCGCCGAAAAGGAGTAAACTAAATCATGCCACGAGGAAACCCGAACCCGAGTGTCGCAACGCGATTCAAAAAGGGGCAGAGCGGAAACCCAAGGGGATCTAGCAAGGCAGAACGGGGCAACTCATTGACAGCAATTCTCAGAGAGCTGGGAGAGATCGAGGACGTAACACACAAGGGCGAGGCGATGGCTCGTAAGATTGCCCTGGGGCACAAAGTCTGGGAGCTGGCGCTTAAAGGCAGGGAAAACGTGATTCGATACCTCTACGACCGACTCGACGGGAAAGCCCGAGAGAGTATCCAGCACATGGGAGAAATCGATTCGAAGATCACGATAGAGGTAGTCAGTGCCGACGATCAAAGCGATTAGGCCCTACAGACCTATGGTCGACGCGGAAGCCCGCTACGTCCTCGCATACGGGGGACGCGGTTCCGGCAAAAGCGTTGCCGCATCGCAGGCTCTTTTAGAGCTATCATTTCGTCGAACAGGCCGCGCTATAGCAGTCCGCAAGGTCGGCCGAACCCTACGGCTGTCGGTGTTCCCTCGGCTCAGATCAGAGCTATCGGCTTTCGGCCAATTGGACAGAACCGTAGTCAACAAATCAGAGATGAGTTTTCTGCTCTCAAACGGTAGTGAGATTGACTGCTTGGGACTCGACGACCCGGAAAAGGTCAAGAGTCTGGAGAAGCCTTGGTTGGCGTGGATCGAAGAGGCAGACTCCCTGACCGAAGATGACTTCAACGCCGTTGATTTTATTCTCCGTCAAGGTGGCGACAAGATCATTATGACATTCAACCCGCCGCCGATGGTCCCGGGAGTGCCGCACTGGATCAAGGATCGGTTTATTGATCGGCAAGACCCGAACGCAGTAGTAATCAAGACAACCTGGAGAGACAATCCGTTCATACCAAAGACCTACACCGAGCGTCTTGAGCGGCTAAAAGATGAGAATCCACACCTTTACAAGATGTGGGCGCTCGGAGAGTTTGTCGGGCTGGTAGGATCAATCTTTACGAACTGGGGGATCGTCAACGAGATCCCGGCAGAGGCAAAGTTTCTCGGTTACGGATTGGACTTTGGCTTCTCGATAGATCCCGCCGTAGTAGTAGCCTGCTACCGATACAACGGAGAGTATTACCACCGAGAGATTGTCTACGAGACCGGTTTAACGAACCACGACCTTGCTCGCGCTATGCGAGCGGCTGGCGTCCAGAGCGGCGAAGAGATCATTGCAGATTCCGCAGAGCCGAAGAGCATTGAAGAGCTAAGGCGTGCAGGTTTCAATATCCGTCCGGCAATCAAGGGGCAGGACAGTGTAAGAGCGGGGCTCGATTACATGCTCAGATTTCGGCATAATATTGAGAGAAATAGTACGGGGCTGATCAGAGAGTTTGGGAGCTATTGCTGGAAGACCGACACGGCAGGAAACCCCAAGCCACAGCCCGTCGACGAAATGAACCATGGCATCGACGCCATTCGTTACAGGTTGTTTGTCAAGCAAGCATCGCCATTAGAGTTTGTCTTGTGAGGTGAATATGGAACCGGACAAAAAGCACGAGCAATACGAGAAGTTTCTGAAGATTTGGAATCGAGTCTTGGATTTTTGCGAAGGAGAAGATGCGGTCAAGGCACGCCGGGAGGCATACCTTCCCAAGCTACCGTCTCAGATGGACCTGGTGGAGAGATTCGGGCAGTTCAATGTGACGTTGTATGATTTGTTTCTGGAGAAGGCCACTGTGTGGCCAGGGGCCAGTAAAACGCTCCGAGCGTACATAGGGATCCTGACTAGAAAGCAGCCGGAAATCGCAGTACCAGAAGGCTACGATGAGTTGTTCACGATATCCGGAGAGGACATTTTCACTGGAGCGAACTGGCTGACAAGAAACCTCATGCAAATCGGGTTGGCTGGTATTCTGGTAGATTTTCCCGACCAGGCGACACGGCCATTCGCCATCAAGTATCAAGCGCAGCGGATATTGAACTGGGAGTACGGCCTCGGACCAAACGGGCGGGTATTGTCATTTGTGTCGCTCGCAGAGAAGATCGAGAATGGGGCCGTCTCCGAGGTATTGCACCTAAGGTTGGTCAAAGTCGACGGTGAGTCAATATACACCGCACAAACTTTCCGTAGAGAAAAGAACAGGGACGGCGAAGATCGGTGGATAGCTGAGGAGATCAAGACGCCACTAATGAACGGCGCCCCGATGGATTTTATCCCATTCGTACCAGTTTCTGAAGAGGGCACAATTCTTGTCGTTGACTATCCAATGCTCATCGACGTAACGAATCTCAACAAAGCGCACTACCAAAACGACGCAGAGTACCGTAACGCCTTGACCTTCGCTGGTCGGCCAACGCCATGTGTAGCCGGTCTAATCCAGCCGGAAGGAAAGAACAGAGTACAGCTCGGGACCTCGACCGTCCTGCAATTTGAACCGGGTGGATCCTGGGGGATGCTCGGGCTCGACAACGCCTCAGGCATTGAGGCCATCCGCAACGCAGGACAAGACCTACAGCGCGACATGGCGATAGCCGGTAGCCGGGCGCTCACTAATGAGCTGAAGGGCGTCGAGGCGGCAGAGACGGCAAAGATCCACCGGGAAGGAGAACACGGCCAACTGTCCACCATCGCCAGAGTTGCTTCGGACGCAATGACGAAAGTGATCACGATCATGGCCGAATGGGCCGGAGTAGCTGGCGAGTGGTACTACCGGGTGAATACGGATTTCAACCCGACGCAGATAGACCCGGCGACACTCCAAACACTATGGCAGATGTACATGAGTGGCGATGTTAGTTTCGAACTACTCTGGCACAATATGCAGCGTGGAGAGCTGACACCGGACCTCCGTACCATCGATGAGGAACGAGAAGCAGCTGCCGCCGACAGAGCAGCAAGAATGCCGGAAGCGCCAGCGATAGACCTGGACGAACCAGAAGACGAAGCCGATGACATTTGAGCAACTCCAAGAGCGCGGATTCGACCTAACGAAAGCTGACTACATGCGAGGCCAGAGAGATGTCGTCCGCGCTTACAGAGATGCTCTTACCGCAGCACGAAAAAGAATTAGAGGCCTTTACGACAAACTACAGGGCGTCTCACCGGAGAATTATTTCAACGAAGCGGTGAAGTTTCGTAGGCTCCAAACACTCGAAACCCAGCTGATCGCAGCATACCGAGACGCAGCACGCGCTGCCGGGACAACCATAGAAGCCTCGGCAAAAGTAGCAATAAGCAATTCGTACTACCGGCAACAATACGCCAATATTCTCGGATCTTCTCTCATCGAGGCAAAAATCACGGTGCCGGTTCTATCAACAGAAGTGATCGAGACTTCTGTGTACGGCACTCAGGCGCTATGGCAAAATCGATTTGGTAGAGCCGCTGACTACGCGCCGAAATCCGGGGCGCTTCTCAAAGCGATCCTTGATAAGAACCGCACAGCTGACGTTGATCGAGTACGCAGAGCAATAACCCAATCCATCACGCTTGGAGAGCCCTACACGAAGGCAGCCGGTCGTGTGAAGAACATACTGGACTCGTCTGCGTCAGATGCCGTCAGAATCATGAGGACGGAGGGCCATCGCAACGCAACTTCCGGCCAGTACGCAGCAAAGCAGTCGGCAGCGGCAGACGGTGTACCTACCAGGCGTCAAATCGTTTCAGTTCTCGATGATCGAACAAGACCACAGTCAGCCATTGTCGATGGACAGGTCGAAGACGAGGATGGATTTTTCACCTATCCCGGAGGGGTGCTGGTCAAGATTCCGGGAAACTCAGGGCGCGGCGAATGGGATATCAATGATCGAGAGAGCGTCATAATGGTGATCGACGGTGTAGAGCCAACGGCTCGGCGTGCAAGAAACCCGGTCACCGGCAAGAACGAAATCATTTCGTGGCAGGGGTTCGACGATTGGGCAAAATCCGAAGGGTTGACGCGAAACCGCTATGGACAGATAATGGAAGAGTAATCACAGGAGGTTATACAATGGGAAAGCTCGAAGAGCTGATGAGCGATGAAGAGACCAAGGCTGAGATCGAAAGTGACCTTAGCGAATGGGCAAAGTCGCAAGGGTACAAAGCACCCGACGAAATCGAAGGACTTGTGAAAAAGAAGGATGAGCTACTTTCAAAGATCAGCAAGCTAAACCGGGACCAGACAACCGAGGAGCAGCGGCGCATTTTGGAAGCAATCAACGAGCTGGGAGTAGAGTCCGCAGACGAATTGGTGACCGCCCTATCAAAGAAAGGAAGCGGCGACGAGTTAGAGCGAAAGCTGAAGCGCCTACAAAAGGAGGCAGAGGAAAACAAGGCTCTCTACGAGACCGAGCGGAAGCAACGTATTTCCTATGCCAAGGACAACGCGATTATCCAAGCGCTGAAAGAAGCTGGGATAAAGGACAGCGCCTTTGACATGGCCTTCGCTTATTTTGACCGGATTGCAGATGTAGAAGAGTCTGACGGCAAGGTTAAAGTAATCGCCAAGGACAAAGAGGGGCTCGGTCCATCGATCGATAGTTTCATAGCAGAATGGTCAAAGACCGACGCGGCAAAGGACTACGTTCGGAAGCCGGCGAACAAGGGAGCCGGAGTTTCCGGCGAAAACGGCGATAGCCGTGGTGTTACAGGCAAGACCATGACGCTTGAAGCGTTCGGTAACCTGACACCGAAAGATCAGGCTGCTTTCGTGAATGACGGCGGCCAGATAACCGCAGAGGGATAAAATGGGTAATACACTTACCGATCTTGCACCTACGCTGTATAGCGCAGCGCAAGAAGTAAGCAACGAACCGTTTGGTGTCGTTGACGCAATCTATACGGACTTCGACAACAAGGGCGTCGCAAAGGGCGACAGCGTAAAAGTACCGGTGGCTCCGACAAGAGCGGCCTCAAACTTCACGCCAGCCGCGGCCTCTAGTTCAGGCTCAGACGCTATCGCTGACGCTGTTGAAGTTTCGATCACCGAAAGCCGAAAGGTGTCGTGGCACCTGACCGGAGAACAACAGCGCTCACTGGCAAACGGCGGAACTCAGCAAGAGTGGGTTCGTCAGCTAATCGCGCAGGGCATGCGTACGCTTCGCAACGAGGCAGAAGAGGATGCCTTTGAAGCGGTCTATAAGGGTGCTTCTCGCGCTGCTGGCGAAGCCGGGACAACCCCGTTTCAATCGAATCTCGATGAACTGATCGATGTGCGCAAAATCCTTCGGGACAACGGTGCACCGATGTCGGACCTTCAGCTGGTCGTTGACACTGCCGCAGAGGTGGAGCTGTTGAAACTCTCAGTAGTGCAGCAAGCCTACGCAGCCGGGTCGGACGCTGAGCGTCGGCAAGGTACTGTCGGTCGGCAGTTCGGTTTTCGGATCTCGCAGAGCGCGGGCATTTCGATTCATACCAAGGGCAACGCAACCGGCTACGACATCGCAGCTGGCGCCTTGATTGGTGACACCACGTTGTCGGTTGATGGGTCGGACTCCGGCACCATGCTGGCTGGTGACATCATCCAATTCGACACGGACGGATACAACTACGTCGTTCACTCGAATACCGTCGACGGCTCGGCTACCGGGGATATCGTCATAGGACGACCTGGTTTGGTAGCGGCACTTACCGCTGCTGATGAAGGGGTGACCGGCGACAGCTACACCCCCAACTTGGCGTTCGAGCGAAACGCAGTAGTCGGTATCATGCGGCCTCCGCTGGTACCTGCGAACCCGACCATCACGCAGCTGCCGATCAGTGACGGTAAGGGTATGACGTACCTCTTGCTCGACATCGCCCAGTACGGGCAGCGGACCTGGGAGCTACACCTCGCGTGGGGCTTCAAGACTGTGCAGCCCGAACACGTCGCAATTCTGATGGGCTAAGAGTATGGCTATAGAGTTCGTAGTTGAGGACGGGACCGGTAAAGCGGACGCCACAAGCTACGGCTCTGTGGACGACTTCCGTCAGTTTTGGCAAAACCGAGGCACCGACTACGGGAGTCACTTGTACAGCGACGAGCAGGTGCAAGTGGCTCTCAACAAGGCCACGGACTACGTAGACGGGCTTTATCCGTGGCGGGGGATTAAGGGGTCGACAACCCAAGCGTTGGAATTCCCGCGGTCCTACTGCTACGATGATCGAGACCGCTATTACGACAGCGATACGGTTCCGTCTATCATCAAGAAAGGGATGTTCATAGCAGCTGGCTACACGCTCGAAGGAAATGAGTTTTTCGACGGGGCAGTAGCGAGCAACGTGACTCAAAAATCGATGGGCCCCGTATCAGTTTCATTTGGGTTCGGGGGCGAGAAGCCGATCCGGATCCCGGAAGTTGAGCGCGCCATAGGTCCATTAGTCAAAGAGATGGGGGTGCGAAGATGATGCAGCACTTCGCGCACTGGCGCAAGAAGACTGCAACAATCTATTCGTACGCAACAACCGTCGATGCTGATGGAGTACCAAGCGACACCGCAACAGTCGTTTCTTCGGGGGTCAAGATTGCTTACTGGATCGACCAGGCAATCGAGACCAACATAAACGATCAGTTCGCAGGACAGGTAACCGGACAGGCCATCGTACCAACCGACCTCGCGATAACCAACAAGATGACCATGACGATAGACGGGACCACGCACTACGTCACGGGAGTTAACGACATCGGAGGATTCGGAGAGATAAAGCTGGTGAGTTGGAGGCGAGAAAATGGCAGCTAACGTTGTCATAACCAAAAACATCTTCGCACGCTCCGGCGCAAAAGAGGCGATGAAGTCTGCTATCGTCCAGACGCTGAATCAGATTCACGCCAACAGCGTGGCGCTGGCTCCGGTAGACTTGGGGCAGCTCCGTAACTCGATAATGTGGCGCAAGAGCTGGGGCAGCGATTCCTTCGGCTACCCCAGCGAAGGAGGTTTCAACTCTGCAGGAGGAGAAGCCGCCACGGACACAATCGAAGTACCGACGGGAGAGCTGGAAGGGGTTGTGGGCTCAGCGGTTGAGTACGCCACGTATCAAGAGTTCGGCACCCGCTGGATGGCTGCCCAGCCGTTTATGCGTCCGGCGGCGGATGCGGTGCGAGGATTCAGCGCGGCGGCCATTGCCCGAAAATGGGGACCCGAAGCAATGCGCCGAGAGTACGCAAAGCGTAAAAGGCTTCGCCTGGTATGAGCGATACGCTGGGAGGAGATTTCATCTACTCGACACTGTCTGGCGACTCCGGGGTGAGCGCGTTGACAACGGCGATCTACAATGCCAGGATGATACCGGAAACGGAAAACAGCATGACCACGGTGAACTTTTACATGGTTGGGCTGTACGATGCACGACAAGAATTTTTCTCTGCTGAGTGGTCAGTGGATTGTCGTGCAAAGGAGCAAAGTACGAGTATCGCACTTGCCTTGGCGGTGAGGGATGCGATTAACCGGAAGACGGCCACCGTTGGTGGATACGTCTATCACGGTGCACTACAAATTGGCGGGACTATACCGCCAGCCGACGCGGCCGATGTTTACAACACACCGGTAACGTTGACAGTAAGGAGAAAGTAATGCCTGTTCAGACTACCAAAACCGGATACGTGGCTTTCCCCGATGGCGGGAAGGTATCGGTCCGAGAAAGCGGGGGAACGTGGTTCGACATTGGAGCAATCAACAGCCCGGTTAACTTCACCCTGAACTACACCGAAAACGAGGTCGTCACGGCGAACGCTGGGAAGCTGGCAAAGCAAATCAGTGACATGATCATCGAAGGATCGATGACGCTGATCAATCTTGAGCCTGAGGCGATCGAGAAGCTGGGCGGCGGAATGTTCGAGCGAGTGACGACTGCCGGGACTACGGTGGCTGATGCCGATATCACCGACCAGGTGATCGACGGATACACCGAAGGGGTGCCGGTGGCCCTGAACCCAGTCGTGACCGCTTCCGGCGAGACGCTGAAGTTTTCCACGAAACCAGTACTAGCGTCGGTCACTGGTGATGTAACCGGAGCGCTCAGCGAAGGCACCCATTATTTCTTGGTGAAGGACTCCACGTCATCCAGCGGTTGGTCGATCATCTTCCAAACGGTAGGAACAAGCGAAGAGATCACTGTGGACTTCGACGACAATGATCCAGTAGAAGCCGACACGATCTATGCAGGGACCTCGACCTTGGTTCTGACCGCCTACGGGTTGAAGGTGGAGCATACCGACTCGGATGGCGATATCGATCGATCGTTCGAGATCTACTCGGCCGAACCGACCTCCGGTGGGTTTCAATTTAACTTCAAGGGAGCGAACGAGGACGGTGTTGAAGAGATGCCGCTGACGTTCCAAGGCAAGCTACATACCTCCTTGACGGATGGTCGCCAGCTGTTCGCCTACTACGCTAAGGCTCAGGCATGACCATAACGGTCCGGGATAGAGACTTCAAAATTGACTTCGTCAATAACTTCTGCCGGGAACAGTATCAAACGATGCTGGAAACGGCAGAGGAATTGACAGAGCTACCAGACGAGGTCCGAGACGCCGCCGGTCGTGACGAGATAAAAGCGTTGCAAGCAAAGCGCAAGAAGCTCGTAAATCAGATCGGAGTGGTTCGTGAAACGATACTCAAGGAGCTGTTGGAAACCAACGGTCACGAGTATGATAGGAACTGGTGGCTGCACAAGACCGACGTCGATGACGTCAACCGCTTCGTGGTTGACTCTTTGAGAAAAGACCTAAAGGGTAACGTCTCAAAAAAAAACTAAGTTTCCATCGTGACCGGTTGATTGCAGCGTTGAATAAGTACTGGCGGCCATTGAGTGAGGAAGAGTACCTTCACAAGATGGATTTGCCAGCCACGGAAAACGCGATCATGGTCGCCGCGTTTCCTAAGAAGGTGGTTGGGTGGATATGGCAAGAGCCTGTAAAGGATGGGCTGGTCTGGACCTCGTGAGGAAACATGGCACGATACACTTTAGGTGATCTGGTCTGGCGTGTTACTGGCGACACAAAAGACTACGACAAGAGTCTCCAGACGTCAGAGAAAAAAACCAAGGCTTTCTCGCTAAAGTCACTCGCCATTTTTGGCGCAATTGCCACCGGTGCCGTAGTAGCATTCAAGAAGATATCGCAAGCGGTTGCTCAGAACATCGAAGCCTACGGCAAACAGGTTCAGGCCGAGAGTAGTGTTCAAGCGGCAATCAGAGCGACGGGGCAAGAAGCCGACGACGTATTCCCACGCTACGCAGCACTCGCAAGTGAAATCCAAAAACTAACCACGGTCGGTGACGAAGCCTCATTGGAATTGATCGCGCTTGCAACATCAATGGGCGTTACCGATGACCAGATGGAAGACACGATAAAAGGTGCCATCGGTCTATCCGACGCTTTCGGAATCGGAACGCAGCAAGCATTACGTGGAGTCGCAAATGCTCTCGAAGGAAACTTCGAAACTCTACAACGGTACATTCCGGCACTTAGAACGGCAGAAACCGAAGCTGAAAAACTTCGCCTTGTGCAAGAAGGTATGGCCAACGGTTTTGAAGTTTCTCAGGCCAGAGCGCAGACAGCCTTCGGCGCGATCGAACAGTATCGAAACGCAGTCGGTGATCTTCGAGAGCAGCTCGGCCAAAGCGTAGCAGAAGGTATCGAACCTTTCGTTCGCGGTCTTCAAAGAGTCGTTGAGGGGATAACCGAATCGATCAGAGAAACTCGAATTTTAAAGAACATCCTGGAAGAGCTTGAAGATACCGGAGAGACCACTGCTGGGATCGACGATATTTCTTCAGCACTCGAACGGCTGCGTAAAGAAGAGCTACGGCTGCAGGCTGCCGGGATTGCGCTGACTGGGGATCGACTTGCTCAGGTACAAGAACAGATTAGGTTGATTGAGGAACAGGCCGCGGCGGCGGATTACCTCAATGCTCTGGAGATGCGTTATGGCGAGGCTGGCCGAGAAGAACTGGCCAGAAGAGAAGAGGCGGCATTACAGGAGGCTGAGGCCCAGGCGCGCGCCGCTGAGATCAATCGCGTTGCTTATGAGAAGCGGATCCAGATCGCCGAGGATTACAGCCGCCGGTTGTTGGAGCTGGAAGGCGACACCTTCGACCAGATCGAACGCGCACGAGAAGAGGCGCTGGCCGACGCGGCAGACAGCTATGTTAGGAGCGGAGAAGAGATCGAGCAGATCAACCGCTATTACGATGCACTCCGGGCTGAGGAACAAGAACGCATCGATGAAGAAGATCGCCAGCGTCTACAAGACCTCGCAGAGTTTCAGCGCGAGGTGATTGAAGAGCGCCGAAACCGTGAGCTGGAAACATTACAGGAGATCCAAGATGAATATGAGCGGACGGCTGATGCCATTTTCAGCCATTTGTCGCCGACGTTCGAGGCCCTTGGTGAGGCCGATGTTGAGGATGGGTGGGTCAGTCTCGGCAAAACGGCGGTCCAATCGATCGCTGTGATTATCCGGGCATTGGCTCGTGAGTTTGCTATCCGGGCTGCTGGGGCTTTCGCTATCGGTAGATTTGCTCGAGGCGCTGCGCTGGCCGCGGCTTCCGCGGCTGCGTTGGTAGCCTCCGGCGTCGTGAGTGGGTTGGCCTCGCAGATTTCCTCAGCCGCCGAGGGCGCTGATTTCACGACTAATGGCCCGCAGCTTATGTTGGTGGGAGACAACCCAGGCGGTAAAGAGCGAGTAACAGTAGAACCGCTGTCTTCGCCAAACACGAACGGTCCGCAAGGAGATATGATCAATATTCAGATCAACCTGGACGGCGAAGTGATCAGCAAGTTTATCACCCGGGGCACGCGGTCCGGCCAGATCCTGGTGGACCAGAGGAGCGTGGTGTGAGATTTCTTTACAACAACCTTTTGGATAATGCGACCTTGAGCAATGATGGAACGCCCCCCGGCTTCGGTCTCGACAACCTGAAGGATACCCGGTTGTCGAGGACCTATCGTGCAATCGCAACCTCCGACAACATCGTGATCGATTTAGGATCAGCACAAGAGATCGATACATTCGCCATGGCGGGGCACAACATCGAAGCCCTGGAAGTTACCCTGGAGGCCAACTCATCCGACTCGTGGACCTCTCCTCCCTTCTCTCGAACAGTAACCTTGACGGCTCGGATGGGATATGACTATTTCACCGCTGAGACCTACCGCTATTGGCGGGTGGTGATTGACGATCCTGGCAACTCGCTCGGCGCAATCGAGGTCGGGAGAATCGGGATTGGTGTAGGATTTGATGGCCCTGCCATGGATCCAGACATAACGTTGCCGAGGGAGACAACTACCAACCGGGGGCGGCGCGGGTGACGTTTCCGTTCATTACGACAGCGCAAAAAGCATCGTTTGATGAGATGTTCGAGATCGCGGATGTGCAGCCGGTTTTCATCGATCTGCCAGAGTTGTCTGACGAAGAAGCGATGTACGCCAATCTCTCGGAATCGTTTGACTACAGCTACCGATTCGGAACGGATCGATTTTCAATGGCGCTCACTTTCGAGGAGGTATTCTAATTGGCCAATGCAATCGTTACGCAGCGAGACACACAGCTGGAGAAACAACGGGTTGGTCTGTTTGCTCTCACAATAACCAACCTTACAAACGACGATGAACCTGCGATAGCCTCCGGGAGTGTAGTGGAGATTTCCGGCACGCTGTATTCCTTCACCTCGAACGAAGCGATCACAGGGTGGAGCGGGATGAGCAACGGATCAGTCTGGATTAAGCTTGTCCCTGACGGTACCAACCCCTGTACAGCCGAGTTTACCGACACCGCCCCAACGTGGAGCGACGGGAAGCAAGGGTGGTACGACGGCACTGGTACTGACCGGTACGTGGCTGGGCTGCAGAAGACTGGCGCGAGTGGATATGAGGAGAAGTTTCTGATGAACAATATCCACCGTGGTGTCATCCCATTCTCTCGTGTTGAGACACTGGACTCTGCCGCGTCGGGTAATTGGATCGTGCCTGCTGGTGTATATGTGGTGCACGCCACCGTCATCGGTGGAGGCGGTGGAGGCGGTGGTTGCGGATCAAGCCCATCGGCTGGTGGTGCAGGAGGTAGCAGTTCATTTAACACAACATTGATAGCAGATGGCGGTTATGGCGGTCCATCTGCAACGGACAACACACCACAAGCAGGATCGACTCCTGGTGGAGGTGGGAGTGGGGCCCAGCCACCTATACAAGATCGTAGTGGTGCGGATGGGGGCTCAGGCGATATGGCGCAAGGAACATTTTTTGTCGAGCCTGGAGATTCTATTCCATGGACTCGTGGCAGTGGAGGAAGCGCAGGCACAGGCGATAAAAGCAATGGCGGCCCCGGCGCTGTGGGTGCGGTGATCCTGAGGTATTAAGTGAACGTAACGCTGGTCGAGTTTGATGTTGGCACTTCCTGGGACCGCTATCAGGTAACCTTTCAGGACACGGAGGTCTTGTGGGTGAGCTACGCTCCGGGCGTTTGGGTCACGTCATTCGCTGGTGATTATTCAGCCTTTGACTCGGACCTCGTGGGGGCTGAGTTTACCTGGTACGGGTCACCGGCGAGAGAGCCTGCCGGCAGCGCAGAAGGTTCAGCAACGATCACTCGGATCGGGAGTGTTTTTGTTGGCAACATCCGGCTGCCAAATGCCAACGGTTTATCTGCACTTCTTAGCTTAGATGAGGCAGGATTTTATTGGGATGACACTGACGAGTTGCTGTACGTCAAGTTTCCGCAGAACAACCCTCCTGACCTGTTTTCGATTGTCGTTGGCGTGGCTTCGCTGGTTAGTAACAAGCAATGGGTTGACGAAGAGAACCAACAGATCTATGACGCTGATCTTTTGGCGCTGCCGAAAGTGGCCAAGACAATTGATCCATTGTTCTTCGGTCGGATCAAACTCAACGACGCAACCATCAGACTGCAAAATGTTCACGGGGCCTATGACTTCTTGGCTGACTTCGATACCTACGGGCAAGAGGTCAGAATCCTCTACGGCGACACAGACGACCAGTACACAAACTTCCGGCGCATGTGGACTGGATTCGTAGATGATTACACGATCACAGAATCCGAAGCAATCATCCGCGCAAGCGACACTCGAAAGCTACTTGAGAAACCTGTGCCGGTGCGGTTTTT